TGTGCCGCAGTTGGCGTGGATCACACGCGAGGCCAAGCGCCTTGGCGTGACCGTGGGCGAGTTTCTGCGACGCATAATTGACGAAGCTCGGAAAACATAAGGACACAACACATGAAGAAGCTCGCACTCGCCGCATTGGCGGTCATCACGCTTTCTATCGGCTCTATGCAGATCGCCGCCGCTTGGTCGTCCTGCACCACCAACTGCTACGGCAACACCTGCACGCGCACCTGCTACTGATCCCGGAGAATGCTCATGAGCGACGACCCGTTTCCCGCGCAGCCGGCGCTCATGAGCGCCATCCGTGCCCGCAATCTGTCGCGGCTCTACAAGGGCTTTGCCGACGCGTGCCGCCGCGATGGCTACGACCGTGAGTATGTCCTGGCCGAGCGCGACGCGCAGTGGTGGATGCAGTACGCGCTGTCGCTGTCCCAGACGCCGCCCGGCGCGATCGATAAGGAGGGGTGAGATGGTATTTGTGTGCATACTGCTGAGTCTGGTGATGCTGACATTCATGGCGCTGATAGGCGGCTCTGGAGGCGGGTTTTTGCTCGGTGTTGCCGGTATCCTATTGTTCATTATCTGGCTGCCGTTCGCGTTGATGCATCGCGACTAAGGCCGTGGCGTCCAGCCAGTTGCGACCGGTGGCGGGAAACCACCGCCGACTGTGTTGATGGTGTCCTGCAGCTTCTTGGCTTGCATGCCCTTGTAGGCTTCGGCCACGGGATAGCGGATGGCTTCACCGAGCAGACCGCCCGCCGCGGCACCCATTCCGGCCGTGGTAAGGTCGCCAACCAGGCTACCACCGGCCATTCCCGCTGCGGTGGCGATGGGCGTTATCAGGCGGCTGCCAACGGCACGCATCGTGTTGCCGAGGTACCCGCTCTGCACCGTGTCCCTGAGCGCCGCCTTCTCATCGTCCGAATAGCCACGCATCGCGTCATCGTCTTTTAACAGCGCGCTGGCCCGGTTCTTGATCGTGAGGCCCTCGTTATCCGAATTGGCAGCCTGGCGCTGAATGCGGTCGAGGTCTTCCATCTTGAAAGTCTGCTGCGCCGATCGCAGCGCGCGGGTCCAGGGATTATCGGTGGCCACGTTCGGGGGCGCGAGTTGGTTACGCAGGTTCTGCTGCACCTGCAGGATGTCGCGCCCGGCCGTTGTGTAGCCGGTTTTCGCGTTATATTCCGCGTCGGCGGCGTCGCCCAGCTTGGTGTATGTTTGTTGCAGCTGCGCCAAGGTCTGCGGTTGGTCACGATACTTTTCCAGGTCCGCGGATAGCGACGTAAGCGGGTCACCTCCTCGGATAACGTCAGATGACATCCCGGTGGGAACCCGTCGCTGGAGATCGTCCAGTACGCTGTTGGTGACGCTGCCCGGCAACGTACGATTACCGACTGCGGTGTTAGCCCGATAGGCCAGGTTGGTTGCGGCCTGCGCTTCCGCCAGGTTGGTCGGTAGCCCCGGCGGCGGTGCAGGGGGCGGGTTCTGAGCAGGCGATACCAGGCGCTGCCACAACGGTGCCGGACCGCCCGCTGCTGGAGGTGGAGGGACCGGGCTGGACGCGGGCGGCGACGAGACCGTCGGGTCCATCAGCTTGGTCACGGCATCGCGGACGTTCTGCCGGGCCTCCACCTGCGCCTGGGTGAACGAGGGCACCGCACCAGGCTTTACGTATTCCGGTGCGGGTGCGGTGGGATTGCGCGGCACACCGGCGCCTGGCGTGGGCATATTACCGAGCCCGGAGCGAGTCGGGATGTCGGCGCCGCCAATCGCCAGCGCGGCAGGCAGCCCGAGATTTATATCCCGTATCAAACTCGCAGGAAGGTAATCCGCGGCAAGCTCGCTGGCCGTGGCCATGGCACCGGAGCCGACCGCGCCCAGGGCACCGAGGGCAGCCGATCCAGCCCGCAGCGCCGGGTTGATAATCCCAGGGCCGACGAGAGGGATCTTGTTGATAAGATCGATCCCGCTCTGTTGGGGCTGTGCGCCCTGGAAACCTTCATAGGCCGCCCCGCGCATACGCTGGACAGCGGGATCACGTGCGATCTGGGCTCCCACATCCTCCCGCGGTTCCCACCAAGGCTGCGGTTCCGTGCCGCTGTCGCCACCGCGCAGGGTGGAAAACGCCGTGTCCATTACGCCGGGCTTGCGCTCTGGCATCGGCACGCCTGGGGTCATGTCAGGATACGACGACGGCTGCCCGTCACCGCCGCCGCCAAAGTCAACATTTGACCAGGGCATGGCTACTGCACCCCCAGCTGCGGCCCGGTTTCCCCTTTGGCCTTGACCCTGACTGCGGGATGCCACCGCCCGGTTTGGTCCTGATCGAACCCGATATATTTGCCGCCTTCCGGCATGTTTCTCCAGTAGGTCTGATACCTGGCTTTAGATTGCGGGGACGGCTCGGCGTTCGGGTCAACGTCCGGCGGCGGCAGCTTCAGCATCGGCGGCAATGCTTTTCCCATTGCCGTTACCGCACCGCTCATGTCGGGCACCTTCAGTGTCGGATTTAGGTTTGCATCGTTGTTATGATACTGCTGCATAAACGTGTTTTCCGCGATCTTGCGGTCGCCCAATTCTTGCAACATCAGCAGCGTCATCTCCCTGCCTTCCTGCGTCTGCGATAGGCCGGGCAGCTGGTCTCTGAGTTGTGCGATGGCCGCAGATTTCCCGGCCATTACTCCGGTATTATCCTGCTGCATGGCCTGATTGATCACGCCGTTGGCGGCCTTTTGCCACATCTCGGCGCCCTTTAGATTGCCTTCCCAGCCCGGCGGCAGGCCCACCAGAGAGCCAAACTTAGCTAGCTTGTCGCGGTTGTCCTGGCTGTCGAGCATGGCCGCACTCCCCACTGGGAGCATGGGCATTATTTCATGCAGCTGGCTCAGTGGTGCCTGCATCTGGGCGGCCTTGGTCGCCTCGACCTGATACGGTTCCAGCATCTTCTGATTGGCAGCATCCTGCGAGGCGGCGCGCTTCTGGATGATATCCTCGCCAGTCGCGAACTTGCCCTTTACTGCGTCATTGTAGACGCCAAGCTGCGTGTCGTATTGCTTTCCGACCGTATCGAGTTGCCCAGCCTCGAATTTGGCGACGTTTTCCTGCGCTAGCTGGCGACGCGCCGCGATTGCCTTGTCGTGTTCCTGCTGTGCGGTAGAGATCTGTTTCTGCGCCTCATCCGGATTGTTTGCATTCGCCTGCAGCGCGGTCGCGATCTGGGTGCGATAGCGCGCCTCGTCCTCGGGCGGCAGGTTCGGATCGTAGATTCCGGTGGTCGGCGTTGGCATCGTGTGCTGGACGATGTAGTCACCCCGGTTGCCGGGGTGGCTGATCGTCACGCCATTGGATGTCACCGGGGGGGGTATTGTCGCTGATGTTCCAGGAGGTGGCGGCGACGCGGTAGCTGGCTCGGTTGGAGGCGTCTGTGCGGCCGGCGCGCCGGGCCATCCAGGCTGCGGCTGGATCTTATCGATGATGGCCTGCTGCTCTGGCGATATGCCGCCGGTCGGTGCGCCAGGCCCCGCTGTACGCGCCGTGAGCGCGGGTGCGCCTTGGGCGAGTTGCCGACCTTGCTGCATGAAGGCCACATCGGTGGCCACTTGGTCACCGGGCGTGCCGGCATCGCTCTTGAGCAGCTTGCCAGAGCCGAACGCTCCTGCTTTGCCGATCGGCGTGCCGTCCGGAGCCTTCGCCGTTGCTGCTGGCGGTCCGCCCTCCGGTGGCACCGGCGGCACTGGCAACGCCCCATCGCCTGCGGCTGCTGTTGAGGCAGGTGGGCCGCCCTCAGGCGGGATCGGGGGGACCGGCATTACGTCAGCTGGCGCCACCTCCGCGGGGCCCGTTTTGATTGCCGGCGTCACTGGCGTCGCTGGAGGGCCGCCAAGCGCGGTTCGCGCCGCCGCTGCAGCCGCTGCTTGGCCAGCCTTCAACTGCGCGATCCGCCAAGCCAATTCCTGCTGCTTGACCCCCAGTTCGCCGGCCTGAATGCCGGTACGCTGCTGCTCTTGCAGGTAGCCCAGCGCCTTCTGCACGGTGTCGCGCTGCAGCTGCTGGCTGCCGAGCTCCGACGCCTGCGCGCCCTGCAGCCCCGCCGCCAGCGCCTCGCCCATCGTCGTCCGGATCGGGTGGTACCCCGAGTTGGCCAGCAGGCCCATGCCGAAGTTCATCAGGCTGCGCGTGCCGGCGTCCTCGGCATCCTGGCCGCTCAGGTTGCCCTGGCCGCCACCGACTGCGTTACCGATCTTGGCCGCCCATGACAGCTTGCTGTTGTCACCGCCGCCGACGCTCGTATTCATCTTGCGGATGGTGTCGCGGAGCTGAGCGTCGGTCGCGCTCAGTGCCGGGATGCCGAGCAGGCCGCTGGTCGGTTCTGCGGTGGTGTCGTCGGTGCCGGTGTCGGTGCTCGCCATCTGTGCCCTCGCATTGCCCGGCGCGCTCTGTGCCCACGGTCGCTCGCCATACTTGGCGTAATATGCGTTGAATGCTTGGTCCTGCAGCGTGCGCGGTGCATCGATCGCCAACGGATACTTGCTGGTGTCAATACCGGCGATGTTGGCCGCCTCGCGCCAGCTGGACGGAATGAACTGGTAATAACCGGAACCCTTCTGCTCTTTCGGCATGTTCGGGTCGCCAGCGGATGAGAAGATGTTCTGGCCACCGCTTTCGCGCTGAATGATGTTCGCGCGCGCCGCCTCGCGTTGGGCGGTGTAGGCGTCGTCGTCGGTGCTGGTCGTGGTGCCCATCTAGAAGCCCAGCAACCCCAGGGTGCGCGGGATCTGCACCGGCTGCGCACCAACCTGACCGCCGGTCGGGAAATAGCTGTCGTCACGCTGCTGAAGCATCTGCACCAGCTTTGCCAGGCTGGCGCGATCGATCGGGCTGCCGGGGCTGCCCTTCGCCATCTGGATCGCCGCCTTCTGCGCCTGCGAGGTGTTGGCGTCCTTGGCGGCACCCGCGGCGCCCTTCAGTGCCGAACCGAGTGCCGCATTGTTGCCGAAGAAACCACCGCCGCTGCCTGACGACGTTGGCGTGCCGGCCATGGTGACGCCCATGTTGATTGCGTCCATCGCCGGATCGCCGGAGGGCATTGGGTTATTGGTCAGCGAAACGCCGGTATTGATGGCATCCATGGCCGGATCGCCGGTGCTCAAGATCGAGCCGGTTGCCCCACCGCCGCCGCCAAAGCTGCTGCCCATCAGCCGAGCGCTCCTAACAACCCACCGCCGATAGCGCCGATGGCGGTGCCGACGCCGGGGATCAGACTGCCAATGGCTGCGCCGCTCGCAGCGCCGCCGAGCGCGCCAGATGCCACATTCCGCTGCTGCTGTGGCGCGATGCTCTGGCCGTACTGCATCGAGGTGGTGTCGTACGGCACGCCCGAGAGCGAACTCAGCAGCAGATCGAGGTTCTGCACCGGCCAGTCCTGGCCTTGGTAGAACTGGCCCATCTGCGCGTTGATGTCTTGCTGCTGCTGCGCCTGCTGCGCGGTACCGACACCTTGCAGCGCACCGCTCATCTGCAGCCCTTGGGTCTGCTGCGCATTGGCAAGCGACGGGATTTGCTGCGCTGCGTTGATGCCGAGGTTCAGGTTGGTGCCGGCCATGTTGGCGCCTTGCGTCGCCGCGGTGCCGTAGCCGGCCTGGCCCATGCCAGCGAGCGTGCCGGCCGCGCCATAGCCCTGCTGCCCGGCCTGCAGCGCCGCCTGCGTGGCTGGGGTGAGTGCCGTGTTCCATTGGCTGTTGAGCAGGTTGCCGAGGTACTGCTCGCTGCCCAGCGCGGCCTGCGACTGCGCCACGCCTTCCTGTACGCCTTGCCGCGAGCCGCCGAACGCTCCGGCCTGATTGGCGCCGGCACCGATCGTCTGCAGGTTCTGGTGCAGCTGCTGCTGCATCAGCTGGTTGGTCGGGTCGATGACCGACTGCGTGTAGGGCGACATCAGCGCCTGGGTGTTCTGGCCGATCTGCTGCGCGGTTGCCGGGCCGCCTTGCAGGTAGCCGCCGAGCAGCCCCTGCGCCGGCTGCATAACCTGCTGCTGATAGTTGCCGTAGAGCTGGTTGGTGGCGGTGTTGAACTGACCTGGCGTCTCACTCTGCAGGTTGGGCAGCACGCCCTGCCACTGGTTCGCCGCGGCCTGGTTCGCGGCCGTGGTGCCGCCCTGCATGTTTGCGATCTGCTGATACGCCTGCGTGGTGGCGTCCGGCGTGCCGGCGACGATCTGGCCGCCATACGGATCGTACGGCCGCTGGGCGAGATTCTGCGCGGTGCCGACCGCGCCTTGTGCGGCGCTGCTCAGCCAGTCGGGGATTGACGTGCCGGTATTGCTGGCTTGCTGCGTGGTGCCGCCACCTGTGGACTTACCGCCCATGGCGAAGCTCTTTCACAAAGTTCGGCAGAAACGGCCGCCATCCGGTGGGTGCGGCGACGCGGCCCCAGCCCTTGCGCCCGCACGCGGTCGCGATGCTGCAACCCTGCTCGATCGCCCACGGGTTGATCTCGTGCTCCAGCGACAGGCAATCCTTGAGCCCGCCGAAGATCAGCCAGTAATGCACCGCCTTGAACAGCGGGAAGTCGTGGATTTCGGTGATGATGCAGCCGTCGCCGCGCTCCCACAGTTGGGCTTTGCGGGCGTGCAGCAACTCGATCACGTCACTGACGCGATGCGTCGGGCCGCCGTATTCCAGCGCCTTGACCAACCGCTCGGTCTTTTCCGCGCCAGTCATGTGCGCGGCACCGCCGCTGTCGATAGCGCGCCGGTGTTGTCCACGGACAGCCGCCACGCCGAGCCGTTCGGCGCGATCAGCAGCACGGCGCTATACGTTGGCTGCGTTGTTGCGTCCGCCTTACGGCTGATCGCTTCAGCCACCATGGCGAATTTCTGATCGTCGGAGCCGCTGAATGGCGCGGTAAACGGAGCAACGGGCGCGTAGGCCATCTCAACGCTTCCCGGCGGGTTTGATGATCAATCGCGGCCGCCCGACCGTGAACTCGCCATCGGCGGTCGGCTCCATCCGCATGGTCGCTGTGCGACCGGAAAACCGCACATCGATCAGCCCGTTGTTGACCTGGCTGTACAGCCCGGTATCGAAGCTGTTGGCCATGTCCATCGGCTGCTCGCTGACCTGGAACGAAAAGCCCAGCATGTCGGAAACCGCGCTGACGTAATCCGGCACCAGCTGCGTCACGTTGTAGCGCTGATCGCCCTCGCCCAGCGCAATGGCGCCGCTCTCGATGTAGATGTCGCCGGCGGCCGCGCGCGGGGCGCCATTGTCGGTCCACCCATACTCATGAAGGAACAGCGAGCCGCCGCTGCCGAGCGGGCCGCCCAGGATCGGGAAGTCCATAGTGCCGGTCGGATCGCCACAGCTGCGCTTGGTGGTGCCGATGCTCCAGATGCGGGACGCGACCACCGCGCCGAGTTGGTTGGCGGTCACCCCGATGTTGACCATGAGATAGCGGTTGCACTCGGTGTTGTCCTCATCCGGCCAGTGCCACCACATCTCGGCGAACTCGGGGTTGGGATTGCCGAACAGGCGGCCGATGTAGTCACGGTTGAGCAGCGAATAGAACCAGTCGCCGACATCGCAGGCGATGGGCAGCACGGACCCAGCCCAGTACCAGAACGTCTGCAGCCCCGGCCAGATGACGGTGGACCCGATCGCCACCGGCGCACGCAGCGAGGCCGGCCCGCAGCCCGAGGCGATTTGCACGATGCCGTAGGCATAGGGCGGCCCGACATAGGACATCATGTGCAAATCGCTCGCGGTAAAGATCAGGATGCCGCTGGACACCTTCACCGCGGTCATCGCGTAACTCTGCGTCTGCAAGTATTTGCTGCCGGCGAGGTTGGTCACGTTCGGCGCCCAGACGGTGTAGTTCTCCTGATCGCTCCAGGCGATATTGCGGGGATCACCGCCGGCGCCGAGCAGCACGACCTGGCGTTGGTCGGTGACGATGACGCCGCGGTTCATCGTTGGCGCCGCGGTGATGAGGTCGGGCGCTGTCGTGGGCGTTGCGGGCGACCAGTGGTACAGGTGACCATCCTGGGTCGGCACGAACAGCAGATCCTCGCCGAACGTGTCCATCGACCACTTGTCGCCCTGATTGGCGGCGATATCGATCACACCGATGTCGGCTGGATCGCGTGCGGTGCCATAAGCATCGACGCCATAGTCGCCGAGGCCATAGCCGACCAGCGGGCCGGGCGCGCCCAGCGGCGGCACACCGGCAGGGGTGATATCGTAGATTGTCTGGCTGTTGAAGTTATAGGCGTACAGCTTGCTGTCGGTGCCGATCGTGGCCCAGCGCGTGTAGGTGTTGTCGTGCCAGGTCAGCAGATCGCGCGGGGTGTCCACGGTGACGGCGTTGGGCAGTGCGGCATTGCCGCCGACCGGCTGCAGCTGGCCTTGCCGCCAGCGCACGTTGTCGGCGTCGAACCAGCGGCCGCTGGAGTTCTCCGTGGTGCCTGCCCGGAACACGCCTGGTGGTGGGGCTTGGGCAACGCGCGGCATGGCTCAGTGGCCTGCGATCTGGCGCACGCCGCCGCGCAGCGGTGCGGACAGGCGTCTGCGCTGGGGTGTGACGCCGAGCGCCGAGAGGGCGGCCTGGCTGCCGGCGTAGATGATCTTGGTGCAAACCAGCAGCGGGCTGAGGACGCTGAGCAGCGTGCCCGAGCCACCGAGCGGGACGGCATGGGTGTGCAGTCCATCGGTGGTGATGGGCAGCGAGAGATTGCCGCTGTAGCTGTTGTTGTGCGCGTGCAGCCCGGCGGTGCTGATGTTGTGGCTGTGGGTGCCGTCGCCACTGATGTTGTGGGCGTGCAGGCCCTGGGTGTCGGTCTGCAGCGACACATCGCTTTCAGCGAGCCCGCTGCCGGGCTGATATCCGCTGCCACCAACGAATGACGTATAGCGATAGGCGTGGCTGTGGTTGCCCTGCTGGTCCACCTGGCCGCCGTGGCTGTGGTAGCCCTGCGCGTCGTTGCTGTGGGTATGGTTGCCTTGCTGGTCGATGGTGTGGGTGTGGTTGCCGCCGGTCGCAGCGCCACCGTGAGCATGCGAGCCGATGGTGTCGGAGGACAACGATATCGCCGGCAGATTGGCCTGCGCGATAGCCTGCGAGAGCGCGCCGCTGGACCCTGCGAAGCTGAATGTCGCGGTATTGCCGTTGGCATCAGTCACGGTGCCGGGGCCGATCGACATTCGCCCTGGCGTGGGTGGGAGCGCGAACGTGGTGGACCCGTCACCCGCGCCCCAGTAGGTGCCGATGACAGCGAACAGCGCCGCGTAAGTGACGCGGTTGATGAGGCGCCCGTCGGCGATTAACCACCCAGGAGGCGCATTCGGTCCGGCAAAGTCCAGGATCGCACCGATCGGCATCGCATAAGCCAGGAACGTGTCGATCGTGGTGGTGTTCTGGTTCAGCAGTGTGCCCCAGGTGTCACGCGAGGCGCCCACGGTCGGCAGGGAAAGCCCGAAGTTCGGCGTGGTGGTGCCACTCATTGTGCCCTCTCCGGCATCTGACCAACCCCGCCGTTGGCGCGCGCACGGGCGATGTGCTCCGGCTCAGGCGCGGGCTGCCGCTGCTGCTGCATGATCTGGCCGTAAATCTCGTTGATCAGCACGCCGGAGATGAAATGCGGCATCGGCACCTTGTCGAGCACCTCAAGCACCTGCTGCCACCACTGCGCCGGACGCGTGATCGTGACGGTGCACGGCATGGTGGGCGGGATCTGCTGTTGCGTGTCGCTCATGGCTACTTCGTTCCCGCCGGTGGTTTGTTCACCGTGGGCGGTGATGCGAGCGTGCCTTCAACGCTGTCGTCGGCAGTGCTCACCACCCAGCCGGCATTGACCGGCATCGCGATGATCCAACCAATCGGCCCGAGACCGAGGCGACGGCCCTGCCACCCAACGCTTCTCACGTAATCCCTGCGGTCGCCCCTGGAGATGCCGGTATGCGTGCGATACGACTGCGTATGGTCGAGCACGTAGTACGGCTTGCCATCAGCATTCACCCATTGCGGGTTAACCTGCGCGCCGCTGAACATCGTGCCTGCGAAGGTCGCCATGGTTCACCTCAAGCGGTTGTTGAGTCAGTGACGAGGCCGTACGCGGCTAGGGCCGACATCAGGGACGCCAACGCGGCGTTCGATCCCTTGGCGCCGGTCACGGTCGGCTTGGTGCTAGACGCAGATGCACCGTGGACGCCTAGCCCACCTGCAATGGTGAGACCGGCGGTCTGCAACAGCATTTCCTGAACCTGGGTCGTAGCGCCAGTCGCCTGATACCAGGCAAACGATACTACTGGGCTCAGGTTCTGGTTCCAGAAATCCACTTCGGACCAGGCATTCGTAAAGTTCGTCGTGATTGCGGCACTGCCACCTGACGGCTGAGCGCCTCCTGAATTATAGTTAACGATCAATGGTCCGTTGATGGCGCCGCCAGACCTTGGATAAAGTGCCATGCCTGCACTGCCATCAACATAACCAAGCACTGAGGTGCCATCCCAACCGAACGCGATGGCATGCTCATTGCCGCCAGCCAGCGCGTATTTCAACCCCTGGGCGCTCACCGCAAGCGACGCACCGTCCGGCGCCGAGAGGGTGACATTTCCGGTGGGCTCGAAGGCAATCGTCTGACTTTGTGCAAGCCAGACCGCGTTCGCGCCCGAGAGTTGCTGCGCCGACCGCGTATCCAGCATGGCATGATAGAACGGCACTACGCTGGCGATCAGGCTACCAACCGAGACGCCACTGCTGCCGGCCGCGAACTGCAAGCCGCTGCTCATCTGAAAATCGGCACCGCCGGAATTATATTTGCTGGCCACGAACGTGATGAATGAGCGGTTGCCCTGGTAGTTCCCACCGGACCAGCCGCCCAACCGGACGTTTGATCCGTCGTCGGGGCCGTTGCCTGAAATATCTATCTCGGCACACAACGTCACGCCGCCGGCACTAGACGGTAGTCCAGTCTGGTCCTGGGCATCGATCACCAGCGCCCATATCGGCGCGCCGCCCTGCTGCGAGAGCACCTGATTGCCTGCGGTGGCATCCGCCACGGACACCGGCGTGGAGAACGTCAGCGTGCCGGCACCGCTGGCAACACTGGTGCCGGTGAGCGTGTAGATGGTGGCGCCCACCTTCACCATCATGCCCCACTGGAAATCGACTCCACCGCTCACGCTCGCCGTGACGGCCTGCGAGATGGTGACGGCGTTTCCGGCAATACTGAGGATTGTGGTGTTGAGCGGAATGCCGGCCTGCCCCGCGACGTTCATGCCGACATGCAGGCCATTGACGTTCGCCATATTCAGCACGGTGCCACCGACCGCTGTTGCTGAAGTGGTGGCGATTGCCACGCCCGGATTGCTAGTCATCGGAAAGGAGGTCCCCGGTGCGGGGGCGCCGACCGGATAATAGCCGGTCGCAAAATTGGTGACATTGGCGACCGCAACAGCAGTGCCAGGTGCGCTTAGCGTGGTGGCGACGGTCGTATTGCCGATCGGCGTTGCCGACGGGCGTATCGCCTGCAAGTCCAGTGCGAGGCTGCCGTTGCCTCCGAGATTGCCTCCGACCGCCTGCGAGCTGACCGCCGAATGCAGCGCCCACAGGCCATTGACCGGTGTAGACTGCACGGCGGTGTTGACCGTGAGCCCGAACCGTGGGGAATTGAGCGTGCCACCGGTATCGTTGAGCGTGTAGTTGAGGCTAGCGACTGCGCTATCAGCGGCATTGCTGCCAGCGCGGTTGATAGAAAGCACACGCCCTGGGTCGCTGGGATCGAATAAACTGGCCTGGAAGTATGCCGAGGGACCGAACGTGCTTTGATTGGCGGTATTCTGCGTGATGGACGGCACAGTCAGCGGTCCGGTGAGCGTGCCGCCGACCAGCGGCAGGAACAGCGCCCCCGCACCCGACGTGCCGAGCGCCAGATCCAGCGTGTCGGCGTTGGCGTTTAGGTGCAGACCCCAGCTTTCAGCATCAGCATCATAAACTGGTTTGTACAGTTTGAGATTCGGGGTCTGGGTCCAGTCGCTGCCGCTCATGCTGTGCTCGAATCAGTGATGAGGCCGTACGCGGCCATGGCCGTGAGGAACGACGCGAGCGCGGTGTTGCCGCCCTTGGCGCCGGTCACGGTCGGCTTGGCGATTGCCGGGGTGCTGTGGAAGCCGACATTGCCGTTGATGGTCGCGCCAGTGCCCGACAGTTGCAGAATAGCTGTCCCAGAGGCCACCAGGTTCATGAAGCCAGCCGTGATGTTCATGCCGTTGTTGTTGCCATAGAGTGCGAGATGCCTGGAAACATCGGTGACGCCGCCGGGTGCCACGGCAGAGCCGAACGACAGGCCGTTATTCAGCGTCACAAGCCCGGTAGCGCGGGTGATCTGGAGCGGCGTAGCAAGAAAGCCGCCGGCGTCGCTGACGGCATTGATCTGGAAATCCGACCCCGCGTTGGAGCCGCCCTCGGCAGTGTTGTTGGCAAACATCATCCAGCGAGCGCTGCCGGCGGTCTCGAAATATATCGTGCGGTTCGATGCGGCAGGACCATTTAACAGCAACGTCGCTGCGGCTGTGTTGGTCCCGACCGTCGCGCCGCCATTCACTTGCAGATTGCCACTCCCGATCGTCACCAGCCCGGTAGCACGGTTGATCTGCAATGGCGTCCCAAGCACGGTGCCGGCATCGTTGCAATTCTGAACGATGAAATCGGAGCCGGCATTGCTGCCGCCTTCAGCCGTGCTGCTGGCATAGAGGTACCAGCGCGACAGTCCGGCGGTCTGGAACCACAGCGTGCGATTGTTGCCAGCGGCGCTATCGAGCAGGACGGCAGAGGTGGCTCCGGTGCTGGTGCCCACCGTGATCGTGCTGGTTGCCACGACCGGCCCCGCGATGTTGAGGCTGGTCCCGTCGCCCGACAGCCTCACATTAGCCGCCGCGCCATTAGTCCCCGCGTTGTCAAACGCAACGTATTGCCCAGCCTTCAACCAGATCGCATTGGCCGAAGCTCCTTGCACAGCCATGCGGAAATCAACGCCGGCCTGATTGAAGGCCGAGACAAACCGGATGCCGGTCTTAAACGTGGTATTGGCATCGCCGTAAATCGTGATTGCGGTGCCGATCTCTCCTGGCGTGCCGGTGCCCTGGGTCCAACCATTCAACGACAGGATCTGCCGCACACCGATCGGCGACCCCCACTGCATATAACCACCGTTGTCGGCGCCGTTGCAGGCCAGATCAAATTCCACGCTCAAGGCGTAGCTGGTATTGGCGCTCGGCTGTCCCGTCAGGTCGCGGGTTTCAAAACATCCAGCCCAGACCGACGGATTGTTGTTCGCGGTCACGGTGTTGCCGGCGGTTCCGTCAGCCACCGCGATGTTATACAGGGTCGAGATGGTGCCGGACCCGGAGGTCCCGGTGTGCGAAACCTGCGTGTATGGGGTGCCGTGAATGGTAATCGGCTGACCGTCAAATTGGAAGTTGGTCACATCCGCGATCGCGACGGTATTGGTGGTGCCGCTTACCGTCGTGGCAACCGTCGTCGTCGGATTGGTAATAGCATTGGATCTGAAGCCCTGCCCATAGATACCGACATGCGAACCATGGCCGCCGGTGCCGGCAAAGTTCACCGTGCTCAAGAATCCCCAGATATGCGTCTCGGGCGCCGTATATGTGTTGGATTGCATGCGGATATTAGTGAAAACACCGGTGCCACCGTCAGTGGCAATCGCTATATCAGACTCGGTCTGCGTGCCGCCTGCCATCGCGGTGTATTGGTTGTATGGCGTGACCTCGACCTTGCCATAGGCGGTCTGGCCGCCGACGGTCAGCGCCCCGGTGAGCGTGCCGCCGGCCAGCGGCAGGAACATCCCGCCAGCGCCTGTTCCCAGCGCGCTGTCCAGCGTGTCGGCGTTGCTGTTCCAATGCGCGCCCCAATTCCCGACATCCGCATTAAATATCGGCTTGTAGAGGTTCAGGTTGGGCGTGGTCGTATAATCACTGCCGCTCATCTATGCCGCCCTCTGGAACGGTCCGGGCGCCCAGATGCCCGGCTCGCAGACGTGCTGCGAGGTGTCGAATGTGATCTCGAGCGTCACGCCGATGGATAGCGTCTCATACGGCCCCACGCCGTAGCCACCGACGCCATACGGCGAGCCGACGCCGGAGCCGATCGGATAGACCGCGGTCCACGTGCCGAAGCGGCCCACGCCAAAGGTGCCGGTGCCGAAGGGACGCGGTGCCCGCTTCTGCACCACCTGGATGCCGGCCGGCGGAATGCGCGCGATGGCGTACTGGCTGACCAGCACCGTGGCGTTGGTCGGCAGCAGGCTGCTGATGGCGCTGCCGCCGGTCGGTGCGTCCCACAGCTCCACCAGGTCGATCGCGCCCCAGGTCAGCGGCTTCGCTGCCTGCCACTGGATGGCTGCGACGTTGCAGATGGTCACGCCATCGGCGGCATACTCGAAGTGGGCGGCCTGGCGGGCGTATCCGTTGCCCGCGAGTTCGGCGCTGCTGCCGACCGGCACGAGGCCGACCCAGGCATCGAACGGGATGGTGAGAACGGCGGGCATCTAGAACACCACCGCGAGCTCGGCGCGCAGCGGATCACCGCTCATATCGCTCTGTTGCTTCCAAAGATTGGCCTGGGTGACCTCCTGCTGCCACTGCGCGTCCATCTGCGCGGCGCGGTCGTCGTCGAGGCCCCAGATCGCGCCCAGCTTGCACAGGCCGAATAGGTAAACGGCGTAGAGGTTCTCGAGGATCGGGTTGGTGTCAGCCGGCAGCAGCAGCGGCTTGGGTCGCTGGTAGTAGCCCATCAGCACGGTCTGCGGCACCCACGCGGGATCTGGCGGATCAGGGATCAGCGGATGCGGCAGGAACTCGATGCAGTCGGCAACGAGGCGATACGCGCTGCACGGCGCGGCCGGATTGATCTGCCAGTACGTGCTCGGATAGACGCCGCTCCATACCGTGTAGGGCGAGGCCCAGCCGCCGCCCTTCGGGCTCCACTGGTCTTTCAATTCCAGCGGTGCGCCTGTCGTGGCATCGCGCATAGACTCCATGGTCGCGAAGTCGGACGGCAGCGAGATGTATGCCGCGTCGATAGCCTGGATGGCGGACACCACCTGGCAGCGCGCGCGCAGCGTCTCGCTGATCTTGGTTTCCACCATCAACGTCCAGCCTGGCAGCAGCCCCACGCAATCGCGGCGATTCAGCCACGAGAGCACGTCATCCTGGAGCTGCTGCAGGCTGGCCACGGCTGGCTACGCGCCCGGCGGCCGGGTTGCCTGCTGTGCCTGCCACGCGGCCACTTGCTGGGGCGTCCACTGGGTGCCGGGCGGTGCCGACGGTGGTGTGGGCGCTGCGGCCGCTGGGGCTGGTGGCCGCGGTGCCGGCGCCACACCGGGCGACGAAGGCGGTGGCTGGCCTTCCTGTCCGCTCACCGGCACCTGCTGGCTGGCAACCACATCGGGTGCGGCCTTGAGCGCCGCCTCACCGGCGGCCATCGCAGCGGCCTTGAGCGCCTCCACAGTGGCTTCCGCGCCATACAGTCGGACCAGCTTCACGACATCAATGTCGGGAAACAGCACGGGCTTGGTGAAAATCGGCACCTCGTGCTCGGGCGTGACGCCTGGTGTGGGCGCCATCTGCGCGAGCGGGCGTGCGGTGGTGTCGGTGGCTGATGGCATTACAGTCTCCTCGCGTTATCGGTACGGAACAGGCGGGCTTCGCGGCTATCGAGCCACGCGTTGAACGCCTTCTCGTCCTTGGTGATGCCGAGCATCTGGAGCCGCTGCCAGATCACGTAGGGAATGCGCGCGACGTGTGTAATGTCGCGCTTTACATGCGGATCGTAGATGCTCGCGATGGCTTTCGCCGACTCAACGATCGGCTTGGTGTTCTGCGACTTGACGATGTACGGGAGGCCGGTATCAGCGTCCTCCAGCACCTCGGTCGAGCGTTGGGTTTCGGGATCCCAGCGCTCGTATAGCGACTTGTCGGTCATTGGTTGAGGTCAGCGATCCAGGCGTGGCTTTTCGGGGCCGTGGGCCGAAGGCATCCTTCGAATACTACACCGCCCTGACTATTGTCGCCAGTTTGTGCGTAGTCTTGCTGTATCATGTCGCGCTCCGGCAATGGAGCCAGCTCGATATAGTCTGTCGATACTAGCAGCATCTGATGGGCGGGGCAGAACCGGTCGGGTGCGAGTTGCAGGGTGCCGAAGTCGGTGCGGAACACGTCGACCGCGCCCTGGATGGTCATGGAGTCGCGCGGTGATGCGGTGACGATGTTCTGCGCGACGATGGCGTTGTTGGTGCCGCCTTGCGACAGGGTGGCGAAGTACAGCTTCACCGAGCCTGACATGATGCCGAGGTCGGGCTTGCCGCCGGCCTGCCAGCATTGCTGCATCGCGGTCTGCACGACGCCCAGCGTGAGATCGTAGAGCGTGCCGACGGTGCCGGCGTTGGAGCCGTCGCCGGTTGGCATGGTGCCGGTGGCGCCGCGCGCACCGTTGATGCAGTAGGTCGGCAGTCCGCTCATGTGGCGCGGGTCGGTGACGGTCTTGATGGTCGGGGCGGTGATGGCGAGCTCGAGGTCGCGCTTGCACTCCATGCCGCGCAGGATCATCTGGCGGTTGTATTCATCCTCGCCGCCGGCCACGTCGACCACGCGCAGGGTGTTGGACACGCCGACGGTGTGGGCGATGATCTGGCAGACGTTGTTGAGCCGCACCGGCTTGAGCACCGCCTGCATTACGGCAGTGAAGCCTTCGGGCTGGAAGTTATCATAAGCCGGATTCAACTCCTGAACTAACCACTCTGTTAGCGTCTGTGACGCTCCGACCCTCGCACACGCTGATACCAGCGGTGTTTCATCCGGATCGATACGGTAAATGATATTTGCGAGGTCTTCTCGGACACCGACGGCGCCGGTTTCGATGTAGGTGCCAGCGGGCGCGGAGCCCATTGCGGCGAGAGCCATAAGTCACTCCATTGCAGGCGCGAGCGCAGAGCGCTTCAGCGCGTTGAACCGATGGGATTGGTTCGCAATGGTCAGTGACTGTCGGTCTGTTCAGCCCGTCACTCGGGACATGGCGTTGCCACTCCGAGGCGTCTGAGGACCGGCGACATCAGGCCAGCGACGGCACGAGGCACGCGACGGGACATGAACCGGGAGGACAGGCCGTCTGCCGCTTGCGGTAGCAGCGACCCGCTCAGCGCACTCCGCCGCGTGTCGGTTGTGGCCTTACAACTCCGGCCGAAGCCGCGTCAACGGCGCTGGGCGGCGGCCCGCTGGGCGGTTAGCAGGTTGGCGGCGTTCCTGATGTTCGGCCTCGCCTGGAACGCCTGCTCGGCGCTAGAGACGGCGGCGGCTGGTGCGGGCGGCGGCGCGGAGCCGCGGGCTGGCCGCTGCTGCTGCGGTGCGCGCGTCACCGCGCCTTCCTTCAGCGCATCGAACATCATCGCCTTCATCATGACTTTCAGCTGGCGGTGATCGGCCAGCCGCGCGAGTTCCTGCTTCTGAAAGCCTCCCGTATCCATTGCCCAGGTGGCGATGCGCTGCTGCCACTCGCTGCGCTTCTGCGGGTCGCCCCAGTCGGGGAACTCCTTGGCCAGCGCCTCGTTGCTGCGGCTTACCTGCTCCGACAGCGCGCGTTCCATCGCCTGCTGCTGGAGTTGGGTGAGCGTGCCCATGCGGCCCTGCTCATCGGCCGCGGCTTCGTAGGCGGCACGCTGGCGTAGGTATTCCTGTGGGTTGGTGTCGATCAGCGTGGGGTCCGGTCGCTGCACGCCCTGGAGTTGCTGCTGGACGCGGGCGAGTTCGGGCTGGATGTAGGGCAGCACGGTGGCCAGCGCTTCCTGCTGCTGCTGGAGTGCCTGCCGGTCGCGTGCCAGTGCCTGGGTCTTCTGGGTGTAGTCGGTGGCGGCGGCGATCGCGCGGCGCACCTCGGCGGCGTTGAGCACACGCCCGTCGCCGATGTCGATCGTAGGGCCGGACGTATCGCGCGGTGTCTCCAGACCAGGCAGCGTCGGTGCGATGCCTTCCGGCAGGCCCAATGCTTTTGCCATGGTATCAAGCGCCGCGTCTCCAGCGGGTGCCGCCGCGGGTGTGGCCGCCGGCGCCTCTGTGGGCGCCGCTGGCGGTGCCTGCACGCGGTTGGGTGCCTCGACACGTGCTGGAGCCTCGGCGCGCTGTGGCGCACCCTGTGCCGCGCGGCGCTGCTGGTTGAGCAGCCGCCCGGCCTCGCTGATCGACAGACCTGGTTGATCGCGTGCCGGCGGCAGCGCTGTGCCGGCGTCAGTGCCACCGCCGCCTGGAATGACGGCGGGGGCTGGTGCCGGCGTGTTGGCCGGCGTGGAGATTGAGTCGCTCATGGGTCATGTCCATTGGGTGGTCTAGTGAGTTGCACGGCGTATCCGCGCCGCTGTAACTCATCGATCAGTCGTTCGGTGGTTAGGTCGGCGATTGCGGCGTATTCTGCTATGTTTAATGGCGGATGCAGTACGCTCATGAGATGCCCCGCGCTGATCTTGCCGAGATTGGGCGTCCGCAACCATTCCTGCTCAGACATAGCAAGCAGGTCCTTCACAGTGGTGGTAGGACCTATATTCGCATTTACCGCGCCCATTACGCGCACCGTCGTGCCAATAGGCAACTTATCGCCCATCGCCCTGAGCTTGGTCTTGAGTTGCCGAGTAAACTCAATGATGTCGCTCATTCGGATGCCATTGCTCGTTGTCGGGCGTGTTCCGCCACCAGCACGTTGTCGATGCGGTCCTGGATTTCCTGGCGCAGACTGCGGATCGCCAGCGCCAGATAGCGCCCACGCTCGCGAGTGGCCGGGTCGAAGTCGGTCACGCACACGCTCACCGCGTGCGTCTCCAGGTCGCGCAGGATCGCCACCAGCGCTGGGTCTTCGCGCAATCGCGCGGCATCCGCAGCCGCGAACCGGGCCTCACGATCGGACATTACTTCGCCTTGGGGACTGGCCCGCGGCCGCCCGGCGTGGTCTTGGCGGTGCTGCTCAGATTGGCCGCGCCACGCGCCTTGCCGGCGCCTGCTGGACCTCCGCTCGGTGGCTTGTTCTGGCCGCCGCTCGGCCGCGTGCCGCCGGTGCTCTGCGAGCGCGATGCTTTGGTTACCATGTCACGTCTCCCTGTTCACGGTGGTTTCGCCTGTCGCTGCGCGCGGGTCATTGCATTGCGCGCCGTTCCTTGCTTGGTCGCCTTCACGGTGCCTTTCTTGAGGTCACCGGCCTTCTGCAGCGCCGCGACCGCCATCGGCCATGCACTCTTGGTTGCGACGCCGCGCCCTTTGATGTGGTTGACCGCTTTATCCAACAAACCCGGCATCTGTCCCTCCTACGCTCCTGGTGCTCCAGCCACGCCCTGCCCGCCAGGCTTGGGCATCGCCGGGCCACCGGGCCCGAACAAGGCGCTGGACATAGCCCTATTCGCGATCTGCCCGTAGGCCGTCGGTAATCCTCTACCCTGCAGCCCCTGCTGCACCGCCATGCGGTTGGCCGGATCAACCCCGGCCGTGGCACCCGGTATCAGCGGCCCCTGGGGCATCATGGGCGCCTGCGGCTTGCCGGGCAGTCCCTGCATCGGCGGAACCCCCGGAGGGCCTCCAGGCGGCTTCGGAGGGCCGCCAGCGCCCTGTGCCGTCGCCGGGGGTTGTGGCGATGACGGCGGCGGCGGTGCCATCGGCCCCTGCGGCATCAGTCCCACCGCCGGCGCCTTGGAGGCCATCGCCTGCTGGAACTCGCCGATCGCCGGCAGCGGCGTGCCGTGCTGCGCCGCCACCGCATACGCCTGCGTCCAGTATTGCAGCGCTGCCTGAGCGCGCTCGCGGTCGTCGTCGCTGAGCAGTTGCGCGCGCTTGGTCTGCGCCTCACCGCGCTGGTCCTCGATGTCGGCTGCGGTCTTCTGGCCCTGCACCTGGGCCAGCACCATGCTGGGATCTGGCGGTGGCTGCGGTGGTGGTGGCGGCTGCCAGCCCGGAGGCAGCGGCTTGAAGTAGCTCGACACGTCCGCGATGCCGACTGTCTCCAGCATGCGCGACAGCGTGTTGCGGTATTCCGGCACGCCTGCCAGCGGGTTGTTCAGCCCGCCCTGCTGCACCAGCATCTCCTGCTTCTGGGCAATGCCCTGCAACATCGCCAGCCGTTCCATCGGCATGCCCTTGCCGCCGACATTCACCGTGGTCTGCCACATCGTCGCCAAGGCGCGCGGGTCGATGGAGATCCACTGGCCGCGCAGCCGGATGACGTTCGGCCGGTCCTGCTGCCGCGCCATCATCTTGAGCAGGCCGCTGTAGAGTGGCGCCAAACCGGTCTCCGCCAGCGTCCGCGCCATCATGTCGAGCCGGTCCTGCGCCGCGGATGTCTGTTGGCTCACCGCAACCGGCGTGGTGCTCTGCAGCTGATCCAGCGACAGCCCCTGGCTGGCCCGCGTGATGCCGGTGCGGTTCTCGCGGATGCTCTCCAGCACCTCGAGGATCGGCAGCGCTTCCTTGCCCATGAATGGCTTGGTGAGCTCGGCCACCGCGCCCTGCTGCGACACGCGGATAATCGCGCCGATCGCGGTCTGCCGCACGTCCTGCAGGTTCGCCTGCCCGAGCACGACGCTGGTGCGCGGAAACATCGATTGCCCGAGGCTGTCGAGCACGGCGCGAAACACCCTCGTCTCAACGCGTTGCAGGTCCATCACCATGTCGGCCTGCGACGAGCCGATGATCCGCCCCGGCTCGCGATACGGCGTGAAGCACGCCAGCGGCGTCTCGTCCGTCCGTTCCCACTGCACCAGCTCAGTTGCATTCCCCAGCATATGCACGTGCAGCAACTCGGCGCGGTGATCGTTGTCCGCGTCGCACCTGATCCAGCCCTCGCAATACCGCACCAAGGCCATGCTGCGATCGTTCGGCGGCGTGGTCGGCAGATTGTGCCCCTGCGCCTCGTTGCGCGCGATGATCTCGCGGCGCATGCGCGGGTTCATCGCGTGCTCGGTGTGCGCCAGCACCTTGTCTTCCGGCAGTCCCATCTCGATCAGGTCGGACGCCACCACGTCGCGGATGTGGAAGATGCCCTTCGCGGTATCGATAGTGTCGGCATCGGACACCACCCACACGCACTGGCTCGGCACCGCCTCGACCACCGGCCAGTTCTGCGCCGCATGCCGTGTGATCGTGGCGCTCCAGTATTCCGGCGCGCCGCCCTGCTGCAGATACATCGCAACCTCGGGCACCTTCATCAGCAGCTGCAATTCCGATTGCTGGATCGGTCGCCGCACGATGCGCTGCGCCTCGATGCCGGGCTCGGCCAGCAGCAGTTGCAACTGCGGCAGCAGCAGGTTCTCGCACACCTCGGTGCGGGTGGTCTCACGTTTGCCCCAGTACCAGCGGCACCAGCCTGCCTTGCGTGTCAGCGCATCGAGCAGCACGTCGTGCAGCACCTGCCAGCCTTGGTTGCAGGTGAACAGCGCCCACCGGCAGTAGTCCGTGGCCTGGCGCGCCAGTGTGGTTGCCAGCTTGTCGTCGCCGGTAATGTCGTCGCTCATCGGCTCGAACGACACGGGATCTTCCACGCCGGTAAACACGCGCAGCAGGCTCGGCAGCGTGGCGCGGATCGTGTCGCGCACCGTGGTCATCACCAGCTGGCTGCGGCCCGGTTCCTCGTCGCCGAGCGGGCGGCCGGCGTAGTACTGGCTTGCCGTTATCCGCTCGCGCCCGAGATACACGTCATACCGCTCGGCCATCTTGAAGTAGTATTGCGCTATCGACTCAATCTCGCTGTCGCTCTTGCCCAGCTTTTCGTAGACGAAGCTCTGCTGCCATTGCGCCGACACCGGCCGGTTGGATGGTCGCAGCCCTGCCGCGTACGGACGCAGCTGCGGCGGCATGTCGTCGTCGGGGTCGTGCGGGATCGTGTCGGGCGGCGCCTTGGTGATGTTGGCGAAGATGTGCTCGACGCTGAGCGGCTGGCCAACCGGCTGCATCAGTCCTTGGATGCGTGGCACTGGCGGCGGGTTAGGCGACTGCCACGCGCTGGGCTGCAGCAACCCGCCGCCCTGCATGCCGCCCATACCGCCGATGCCGCCGGTTTCAGGTCCGCCGGGACGCACGGGTCCGCCCGGCAACGGCGGTGGCGCTGCTGTGCTGCCGGCTGTGCCGCTCATGACCACCATCCTATCCGTGGGCCACCGAACACCAGCAGCACCAGCAACACGATCAGCAGTATCCACACCACGCTGTACGGCCCATATGCGTAGCCATAGCGCCAGCCGTAGCCGCCACCACCCGCGAGCAACAGCACCAGCAGGATGATCAGGAGCAGCGTCATCAGTAGATCCCGCCGCTCATAACGTCAGCGCCCTGCGCGGCCGCCGCAGCGCCGCTCATGTTGCCGGCACTCCCACCACTGGAACCGCCGCCCGAGCCATAGCCGCTACCGCCTCCGTAACCGAACGGGCTGTAAGGGCCGGTGTAGTACTGCGCCGCAAGCTGCGGGTTGATCTGCCCAAGCAGCAGCAGCGCGCCGGGATCGATCGGCCCATTGCCCAGCTGCCCATACCCCGTGCCGGTCAGCGCCTTCGCGTAGTCGTCCAGCGTGCTCTGCGCCTGCGCGTTCGGCGACGCGTATTGCTGCGCCGGCTGTTGCTGTGCCGCGGATGGCGCGGCTGCCTGCTGCACAGCTGGCTTCGGGGCGTTCACGCCCGTGCCGCCCCAGTAGCCCGGATCGGGCTTAATGTTCAGGAGGCCGCCAGATTGCGGCTGGGTGTATTGCGGGATGAGCAGTGAGCCGCCCGACTGCTGCTGCGGCTGCTGCGTGTATTGCTGGATCAGCGAACCCGACACGTCATACCTCCATTTCGGCGATGGCGCGCTCTATGTCGCAGCTTTCTATCATTAGAAGCGGTTCCAGTTTCGGCGGCGGGCAGAACACCTTGGGGTTATCGGTGTCCCATGCAACGCGATGGAGATCCTCCATTCGTGCAAGCACATTCCGTAGCATCAGCTCGGCCCACGGACCGTGATGCTCCTCCAGTTCCTTGAAGATCTCCCGTAGATGGTGCGCGGCCAGCCCTGCAACATGGCGCGCATTCGAGGCTTTGTACTCCGCAGGTGTCATCCTCTCGTCCATGTCTGGAATGTACCGCGTCATACCTCCATCCCCGCAATGCTGGGTCGCAGCGGCGCACTGCTGTATAGCCCCGCGTCCGACGCCGAGGACACCATCAGCCCAGCCTC